CCCGTGTTAACGGGCCTACATGTCTTCACCATTAGGGATTAATAACCCCTATTGTTGAGACGTCCCTCTTCTGGAGTGAATTAACATGGCGTTACGTACAAGAGAAACGATTTTGCCAGAGCCTTGCGGCTATATGGTTAGGTCGTTTGTCCAATACGGACCATTCCCCGATATCGTCACCTATAGAAAAACTACAGTTGACGAAGTCGATGTCGGTGATAATCGGAATTTCGATTCCGAAGAATACCGATGGCAAGGTGGTCGAATCAACTATGATGCCGGTCCAGGGACAGGAATGTCCGTGAACTTTTTGGCAGATGGTTGGCGAAACCACATTGCTGCTGGTGGGAACCAGCACATGTTAATTCCCGATGAACCAAGCGATATCGCGTTAGCGACTACCGCTGCTGCACGTACTAATCCGTCGCGTCCATACGTGGACGTTCCGGCTGAGGTATTGCAGCTAGGGGATTTGACTAGGCTAGTCCAAAGCGCTGGGAGAAATCTCATTCGCCAGGCTGCCAATGCAAATCTGTCATACCAATTTGGGATTAAACCCATAGTTGATGACATTACGAAGATTATCAGTTTTCATGAGCAAGTTTCACGACGAGCTCAGGAAATTGAACGTCTTCGTTCTTCCCGAGGTTTACGGCGTACCATCAAAATCGGAGACTTATATTCCGGCGAGATCAGTTATGGTCCCGACGGAGGTGGTCTTATTCAATCCGTATTCTGGTTCATTTTAAGTGAACCGGCTTATGGAATGACATATAGCAAGGCTGGAGCCCATGTTAGGTGGAAACCTAGCATGGATCTCTCTCATCTTGCTGCCGATCAGATGCTTGGAATTGCCAAGAAAGCGGTATTAGGCCTGACTGTCGATTTTTCGACTGTCTGGGAACTTTTACCGTGGTCTTGGCTAATCGACTACGCATATAATGCTAGTGAGTTCTTTCGAGCCACTCGCAATATTGTGCCTGCCGAGATTAGTGAAATTTCTGTCACTAAAACCAAGCGCTCTCATTTCTGGTCTAGTTATCGTGAAGGCTACGTAAACGGAGCCCTCATGAACCTTACTGGTGTCGAGGAAACTCGACTAACTAAGTACCGTCACAGAGTGGATACGATATCTCCAGTTGCCCATTTGCCGTTTCTTTCGGCAAACCAGATGGGTATCCTTGGGTCGTTGGCGGTGACTCGGGTAATACCCCGATAATCACTGCCAATTAACCAAGAATGGAAGTAGAATATGTTCGCAGATCCAGCAGTTGTTACCATCAATGCGGTGGCCAAGAACCTTGTTCGAATTAATCAGGATAAGTATTCTTCGGAATACCTCCTGAGGACTTCGACCGAGGAACATCGGCTTTTCATCCGGAACACTTCATATGTTGACAAGCGCCGCGGTGTGACGATTGATCGTCACAACGTCGAGATTGTCAACACTGTGTTTCCAGTTGCACCGGCGACTACCTCTATTGTGAGGAAGACGTACACGGTTATCGAAAATCAGCAGGGTGATACCCTTGTTGATCCGAGAAACGTGGCGTTGGGCCTCTTTGCATTCTTGTCGAGTGCTAAGATCGACCAACTGATGAACCTCGAGTCCTAGTAAACTAGGAAAGAAACTCAAGGTTACTACTGTGCTTCTGCGGCTTGGAATCAACACTGTCCCAAAAGGATACAATGATGAAAAGCCAAGTGAATGCTCTACTTCTCGTTGAGAAGGGGCTCCTTATGGATGCCTCTTCTGCATACCCGGCATTGAGGGAGAGTTTTCTCAAAGATATGGGAAGACTTACCCTTAATTGTCAAAGTCGGGGATTAGGGTTCTTTACCCTAGACCTTCCAAACTTGGACTCTTTATTACTAAAGGGTCTTGAGTCTGGGCGACTAGTCCTTGAAGGACCGGCTTCAAAGCCGGTATCTAAAAGGGTCAAAGTGCCGAGATTATTCTCGGGACTATGGCTTCGCGTCTTTGACAAGGATGCTTGTTTGAAGCAGGAAGTAGATGTCACTGCTCTTGCTTTTATCCGGCAACTTTGTGTTATCGGAAAGAAGCTTGAGGTAGAATGCACTCACGAACGCAGAAATGCGGTTGCGGAGGCATACCATGACATCGAAGCAAAGTTACGTAGACCCACTTTACAATGGGATAACGATAACTTTGGGATCGAGTGGCCCTCCCTTGGGGGGGTCACCCAGTTGGTCGGCGTGGATGGCGGAAGCCTTCCATCCGATCAATTGGACCTACCTATTAAGTTTCCCATATCTGGGATGCTTAATGGTTCTCATTATGGTGATCTCTCTATCCCTGCAATTAGCAGAGTAGAAGGACAGCGTAATGGGAAAGGTTCGTTTCCTCGTTGGTCTGGTGGCAAAGGTCCTGGACATCTTGTCCAAGCCCTCGATCACCTTGATAGGGGTCCTCTCTTCAATTCTCAAGTCCTCCACGAAGGTGGAGGAACCGAAGGAACTGGAGCCGGATTCCCCTTTTCTAAATTAGAAGACCAACGACTCCTTAATCGAGTCCAAAATGTTGCGGACTTGATTATTGAACGTTTCCGAACGTATGATCCGCTTCTCTTTTCTGAGGAGTGCGAAGAATCGTTCGGAGCGATCGGCTTCAAACATGGTCCTGGTGCTGTTGCTGAACGATTGAGAGGTTGGAATAAATCCAGTTTCCCTAATTGGTCAGCTAAGCTTGATGCCGTATTTCCGTTCGAGCAGGTGGGTAAAACCGCCAACTCGGACGTGGCTAGGCCCCTCAATCATGAGGTACCTAGTCGCCTGATTGGTGTTCCTAAGACCGCTAAAGGTCCTAGGCTAATTGCTGCGGAATCTGTTTCTCACCAATGGTGTCAACAGCTTACGTGGCAGTTTCTCCAAGGTGAGTGCCATCGTCTTTTTGGCGATGACTTTCTCACCTTTAGAGATCAGTCCCATTCAGGTAATATGGCTATACAAGCCTCCAAAGATAGAAAACTTGCGACCGTTGATTTATCGGACGCTAGTGATCGTCTTTCGTGTTGGACCGTGGAGCGAATGTTTAGGAAGTCTCCTTCCTTACTTGTCGCTTTGCACGCCGCACGTACGAGGTATCTCAGAGATGAGGTGTCTGAAAAGATGGACTTCCTGTTACTACGGAAGTTCGCCTCGCAGGGTACAGCAACTACATTTCCCATTATGTCTCTTACTATGTTATTCATCGCCTTGGGTTGTACCCTTGATGGTGATGTTACATGGAAGAAGATAATGGCATGTAGAAACCAGGTTCGTGTGTTTGGCGATGATATTATATTGCCATCACACGGGTATGCGCGACTTCTTCGAGTTATGGAGCTCCTCCAACTCAAGATTAACATGGCTAAGAGCTATGTTAATGGTGGGTTTAGGGAGTCCTGTGGCGTAGATGGATACGATGGTTACGATGTAACCCCCGTAAAACCACAGAAGATAGTCGCCGACGGTCCGGCATCGTGCCAGGCTGTAGTAGACATATCAAATAACCTCTTTAATAAAGGATATTGGCATGCAAGTACAGCCTGCGTCCACCTTCTTCCTCCACGTGTACAACGTGGACTCAGGATGGTGGATAGAAACGACGCTGGACTCTCCGGTCTCTACTCTCACAGTGGAGGCAATGAATCTCATCTTTCGAAAAGATGGAATTCTAGCCTGCATCGGTGGGAAGTCAGAACCTGGTCTTCCTCCGAAAGGAAGACCACTAGACCGAGAGAAGGATATGCAACATTGTTGGATTTCTTATCCAACAAGCACAGTCATGAGCGTGCTCGGACTGTGTCTGAATATGTTGCAATCCGAAAGACCAAAGCTGGTCTTTCATGGGAGCCCTCTCGTTATCACGATCACGTATCTTCTCCATCTGGAGCAGACTTCTTCTCTAGATCGTTTTCTAGCGCAAGCTAGTCTCGATATAGCGAATTCCGGATTAACTGAGGTTGATGTAATCTTCCTCAATGAACACGGTTTAAGTTTGCCAAGGTGGATAGATCGTAATGATCTTGACCAAGCTTTAACATATGCATCGTAAGATGTAGCTTGTCCTCTTGAACTAACGAGGTAACGATTGGGTGGTGGAGTTAAAATGAAAGGGAATATCTTCAGATTCCAACCTGAAGGGAACCCCTACTCCATGGGTGGTCATGCC